AAAAATACAAAGGTAAGTTGGATATGGTATTTACCTCACCACCCTACTTTGATAGAGAACAATATTCAGACGATGATGAACAATCATTTAAGGCTTATCCTATGTATTCAGATTGGAGAGATAATTTTTTGGAACCAACCTTGACTAATGCTTATCAAAGTTTGAAGAGTGATAGATATATACTGTGGAATATTGCGGATATAAAGCTAAGTGGTGATAATTTTCATCCTTTGGAACAGGACTCTATAGACATCATAAAGAATTTAGGTGGTGAGTATAAAGGTAAATTAAAAATGCTGATGGCGTCTATGATTGGTGTTGACCAAAGTAATGTTAAAAATAAAGTAGATGTTGATGGTAACACGATGAAATTTGAACCAATTTTCATATTTAGGAAACCATGATGAATCACGCCACCTTAGATAATTTAGATGAAATTATGGATGTTTTCAAACAATATGGAGACATTTTTCCTCACATCCGAAAAGATAAAATAGAAACTATGATAGAGTTTCATAATGTAATTTGGGAGAATGAAGTTCTAATTACATATAATCACTATAAGAGAAAACAAGCCGTTGCGATGATGATGGAGAATGATAAAGTAATAAGTGCTTTTCAAGCACAAAAAGGTGATTGTATCTTACATCAGATTGCTGCTAAAAATCAAGGAGATGGTAGTGGTAGGAAAGTGTTTGAAAAATTCATTGATTACAATAAGGGTAGGGATATCGTGTTATCCGTTAGAAGTGAAAATACTAGAGCAATAGATTTTTATAAAAAATACGGATTTCTGAAAGTTAGTGATATTGAATGGGGTAAAACAAAACAAGTCAAGGGAGAGGTTTATTTATTAGAACAAAAACCACTCTTCAGATATAAGGAGAATCAGTTTGTCTAAAGTCGGAGTTATAAAAGAGTTGAATATTCAACCGGCGCTATTTAATTTTGGTGGGGTATTAGATTATTTAGATAATAGTAAGTTTAGTAAGGTTAAGACAAAGTATAGTAAAGGTGATGATTGGACAGCAGTTTCATTGAGAGGATATGGAGAGTCACCTTTAGATATATTAAAACCTAATGTGTTAAAAAGTGGGGTCAACGAACAATCTAAATTACAAGACACAACGTTAATGAGTGAGATGGGTTTCAGTGTAATCAAAGAGGTTTTGAATTTTATTCCTTCGGAATTCGAGAGGGTTAGATTGATGAAAATCAAGGCTAACTCTTCAATTGGTAAACATACGGATAAAATTGATAAAGACTTTGGTTTAGAAGAGGGTAAAATAATTAGAATTCATGTCCCAATTAGAACAAATGACAAAGTAGAATTTTGTTTATGGGATGATGGAGAAAAAACAATAAACTATCTCAAAGAGGGACATTATTATTATGTCGACGTTAGAGCACCCCATGCGGTTACTAACAATAGTGATGTTGATAGAATACATTTAGTCGTTGATACCTATCTAAACAGCGATATATTAGGACTTTTAGGTATTAAAACATTTTGGTAAACAATAAGAGGTTATAATGAAGGAATTAACACCAGAACAAATTGAACATAATTGGAATAAACTAAGAACAATCATAAATGATACTTTTGCTGGAGAGCGACTTGAAGGTTTAAATAAAATGTATGATTATTTCGAGGAGAGGATGGCTTTGGCGCCAGCTAGTGGGAAAGAACATTTTCATAATGCCCATCCCGGTGGTTATGTCGAACATATTTTACACATTGTTGATTTTGCCGAACAACTCTATGATTTGTGGGGAAGAAATGGGGCGACAATAGATGATTTTGATAAAGAGGAATTGGTGTTTGCCGCACTCCATCATGATTTAGGTAAGGTTGGTAATTTATCTGAAGATAACTATATTCATAATGATTCAGATTGGCATAGGAAAAATCAAGGTATGATTTACAAACATAATCCCAAAATTGAGTATATGACTATCACTGATAGAGCCATTTGGTTGTTACAACACTTTGGTGTTCAAATGACGGAAAACGAATTTTTAGGACTACGTTTGGCTGATGGATTGTATGAAGAAGCAAATAAAACTTATTACATGAATTGGAGCAAAGATAATCAACTAAGAACTAACATTGCTTATATTTTACATCAAGCTGATATGATGGCAAGTAAAATAGAATATGATGAATGGGTTAGGGGTGACCATGATGTCAAGGTTGAGGAAAAGGAAAAAGATATAAAAAAGAAAACTGAACAGTCCACTGCTGCAAATCAAGCATTTAAGGAATTATTTGGAGATTGATGCTTGACAAATACATAAAAAATTCGTATATTATATGAATAGGTTATATTATTAAGGATATATAACTTTAATTAAACTAGGAGAATAGTAAAATGCTTAATAGACAAGCAATGGTCATGATGAATGACCAAAAAAAGTTCCCTACACTAACACCACCTAAGATAAAGGGATGTCGTTACTTGGGAAGAATGGTAATCCATGAAAGTGATATTTATGATGGATATTTAGATAACGGAAATCAACCTAGAGTAAATGAAGATGCTGGTGCCAGACAAAATGCCTTTCATCTTTCTTTTCAAAAAGGTATTGATTTCAATAAACTACCACCTATTGTTCAAAAACGAAAAGATGGGAAATTTAACAGAATAGCTGGATACGGAAGGGATTCAGGTCTTCAAAAGTTAGATGGGTATGAGGGTTGGTATGTTTATGATGTTTTTGAATTGGATACACCTAAAGCTGTTGCTTCTTTAAGACTTTGGTCAAATCATTGGACACCTGAAGAATCAAACAGTGACAATGACATTGTTAAAACTTCAGTTGATTTGATTAACGCCAAAGGTTTAAAGAAAGACGAGAGCGAAATTCGTAAATTTATCAGAACTGGTGAACCGTATCTTCACAAAGGTGAAATTACTAAGTTGGTTAATATGGTGATGGCTTTTGTTGGTGGCTCTTCTAAACAAATTATTGTCAAGATTACTTCATTTACACACAAGACTATTTATAGTCGTTTTGTAAGGCAATATTGGGCAGACATACCAACATATGGTTTCGAAGATTGTAGCACGACTAATAAACCTAATATAGTAGCTGGTGTTTGGCAGACAACTATGTCATCAAGTGTTCGTGGTAATAACTCTTATAAAGTAAAGTTGTTTGATGCTCTTGCGAGATACGATAGAGATGGAATAAAGACAGAGTTTCTTCTAAACATAGACAAGGCGTCTAACCTAAAACAGTTACAAGATAGGCGTAAATATTTAATACAAAATATTGACCACTTTCGAAAAACTGTTAATAGAGAAGATATCTGGAGTAAAGCTATTATGTTTCATGGATTCGTGCCACAACACGAAGATGAACCTAAGAAACATCTTATAACTTTAGACAGTTTATAGATTTGTATCTAGATTACTTCAATAAGTTCTTAAATATGAGCCCATACTTGGAGATTCAACCCTCTGAGTGGGCTCATATTAAGAGCACCTTTGAGAAAAATGATGTAAAAGAATCTCTGGCAAAAGTCGCCATGACTTATCCAATGCCAACGATGGAGATGAGCGAAGGAGATTGTCGAAAGGACTTTAATAAGTTAAAGGGAACTTGGGTTTATGATATTTTGAAAGAGGGAGAGTGGTTCGCACGTTCAGAAGATGGATATGATTATCCCTTAGTTTATGAGGGTCAACAGTGGTATTTTGCCAGAAATAATATTGGTAACAAAGCCAGTAACTATTTTCAACAAGAAAATCGTTGGTCAGTAGATGGTTCCGTCTCACCAGGACCAAAAAGAACTTGGGAAAGTGAAAAATTTATGACCACTTTGATGGGTAGTGCGTATTCGCTGAAAATGGATAAAATTGACAGATCTGTGTTGAGAACGATGATTGGGTTACGTAAATATATCTGTGCTCAGTTTAAACCAAATGTTGCTAAAGCCCTATATGATTTATTTAAAGCAAGAAATGTATTAGATTTTTCGATGGGGTGGGGTGATAGGTTAGCTGGTTTTTACGCATCACAAAACACCGAACTCTATGTTGGGGTTGATCCTAGAAGAGAAAATCACCCTATCTATCAAAAACAATCTGATTTTTATGATTCAATGTTGACTATGTTTGAGTCAGATAAAAAAGTAGATTTTTATAGTGAAGCAGCCGAAGATTTTTACTACGATGGTTATGAAAATACTTTTGATATCGTTTTCACATCACCACCATACTTTAATGTTGAGAGATATAGTTATGATGACAATCAGAGTTGGGTTAGATATAAAAACATAGATAGTTGGAATTATCAATTTTTACAAAAATCATTAGATAATATAATTCCGACGTTAAAATCAGGTGGTAAATTGTGTATTAATATTTCTGATGTATATAACGGTGGGGAATGGAAAAAAATATGTGACCCAATGAACGAGTTTTTAGAAGAGTATAGAGATTTGGAGTATAAGGGGTGTATAGGAATGGAAATGGCTAAACGACCAAACAGTGGTGGGGCTGGAACAGCAAAATCAAAAGAATACACTGAACAATCTCTTCAATTGGTTGAAGAAACTAAAGATAAAAGATTTTGTGAACCAATTTGGATATGGGAAAAGAAATGAAAAAGATAAGACATAGTAAATTACCAATAACCTTGATATCGGACGATCATCTAACAACGGATTTTCTGAAGGCTATACAAATTCAGATGGAAGAGTATAGTTGGGATGATTGGATTGATGAGGATGGTAATTGGTTTAGGTTTTGGAATAAACCTAACCCTAAGCAATTGGAGCTGTTCAATGGGTAATCCATTAATATATTTTTTCATAGCAGCATTAATTCTAATTCTATTTATGCAGATTAGAAATGGATGGAAGTGGTAATGGGGTGGTGGTTAAGATTTCAAGCTCATCCCTTATGGATGAAGTTTATGGAATGGAGATTAGGTAGGCAATCTAAGAGGTTCGCACAAGAGTTAAAAAAGAAAAATTATAAACCACGAGAACCGTGGGACAATGGGATTTGGAAATGAAGCATAAAGTTTTAATAGTGTTTGGATTAATATTTGTTGGTCACTGTTTTAATTTATATAGAAATAGGGAGTTACCCCTACCCAAGATAGAGACCTATGAGATAACCTGTGAGGTCAGCGGTGAGGTTTACCTATTAAGAAAACAACCAAAGTTAAAAAAGAGTATAGTTTATTGCACCAAACGAAAAGAAAATGTTGTGGTATGGGTTAATTGGCATGTTAACCAAATACCTGAATACACTTATAGAGTTGATTCTTATAAAAATTATTTAGAAAAGAATTGGGTTGAACAACATTACGGGTATAGAATTGCTCCTTAATAATAATTTATATTTTCCTTGGGGGAAAATATAAACTTTGAAAAATTACACATATTTATTACTAAACATGGAGATATAAAATGTGTGGGTGTGAAAACTGTCAATGTGAAAAGTGCGAAGGTAATTGTTGTTAAGATAAATTATGAATCAAGCTGATAGAAAAGAATTTGAACTCATTCATGAGAAAATTGATAATATAAAGTCTGATATTGATGATATCAAAAAGGATATGTCAACAGCTCATGGTAAAACCGAGGAATCATTAAAATTCATTAAAGAAAACCTATTTAATCCCCACGAGGGACTTTGGGCTGAAACCAAACAAAACACTCAGTTCAGAGAAAACTCACAAAAATGGCGTGGTGTGATAGGGGTTGGTTTTGTAGGATTGGTTATTGAAAAAGTCTGGTCAATATTCACGACATAAAATATTAAAACAATTAAATAAATGGATGGATTGGTTAGAAAAACCAAATGATGATTTTGGCGGTTTTCCAGTGTGTCCATTTTTAGCGCCAGAGAGAAAAAACAATCAACTTTTAATTGAGTTCTATGACTCGGATGAAGATTCAATTTTCGAAATGATAAAAAGCTTCAATAAGGATGAAAGGTATACTACTGTCTTATATTTACACAAGGAATATCATGGTAATTATTCTGTCGTGGATTATCAGGATTTTATAAACGAAAGTTTAAAAAAAATTGATTTAGGTCATCTAAAAGCTGTTTGTTTTAACCCCTATGACAAAAGAAAGGTAAACGGTATATTAACGAGAAAAAACGCCCCTTGTTTCATCACTAGCATTGCTACTAGAAAAGCACTTGGTAATGCCTACAAAAAATTAAAAGATACAAATTATTGGAAAAAAAATAAAAAAACCTCTTGACTTATATGAAAATCTATTTGTATATTTAGTCATAATTAAGAGGTAAAAATGAACTTAGAGTTAAATAAAACATACGAATTTGATTTGGGAGACATGTCTCATTGTGGGATGAGTCATCAAGAGATGATTGACCACTATAATTCTAACTCTAGTCCCTTATCTTTTTTAGTTGAGAAATTGTTACCTAAATGGTTTGATGACATAGTTTATGATACAACCGCTCATACGATTACACACGATGGTGTTAAAATTAATATTAAACCTGATTTAAGAGATAAAAAGACAAGAACTATTTTAATGGATCAAAAAGCTTTCAATCATAAGGGTGGTAATTTTTCTCGGAGTTCAATGAAAGGTGTGGGTAGAAAATTCAACCAAGATTTAAATAATGCGTGGGCAAAGGCACAAATATTCATTTGGACAGATTTTTGTGACTTACCAAAAGTAAGAGTAAAGGCATTAACCGGTGGGGATTGTATAAAAAAATTTCCAAATGGGAGAGTGAGTAAAAAAGATAGAGAGTTGTTATTTGGATAATAAAACTGATTATAAAAAATATATAAAAAGTCTGAGAACTTTATTAAACGATAATGAGTTCACTAGAACTCTACCAAGTGGTTATCACCATTTTATATCAGAAATGCATAGAAAATTGGTTAGTAATTTCAAGATTACCGACAAGATGTTGAAATCAATCCGAACTGCTGTTGATTCTTATCAAACTTATCTTGAGCCAGAAACACGAAAGAAAAGAGAAGCAATGTTAGCTAAGATAACTAAATTAAAATATTTATTAACAAAATGTGGATATACTCGTCAATATGAGTATGAAAAAATGGAGTTTCTAGATAGTATTACGAAAAGAGTTCATTTAAAAGGTAAATTAACCCCTAAACAAGCTAAGTATGCAAATGCGTTATTTAAACAATTTAATAAAAGGGTTTTACTATAATTTTAAAAAAAGTAAAAATAATGCTTGACTTATATAGCATTTTATTATTAGCTTTATATGTAATTAATAAGGAGTTTTTGAGTGAGTAAATATTCGGATTTTTGGTTTGACAATCGAAGGACAAGTTTGGTCGATGACCTGTTGTCCGATGATGACAGACCAGTAAAAAAACAAAAAGACCATATTGCTCTTGCTGGTCATAAAAGGGCAATTGGTAACTTTGTCCGTATCGTGAGTGGTCAAAACATACCTGTCAAATTCCCTTCTCGTGGCGATAGTTACACTGATGGTAAAACTGTTACCATTGGTGCTAATATCAATGAGAAGAATTTTGATTATGTGGTGGGTCTTGCTCTTCATGAAGGTAGTCACATAGCTTATTCTGATTTCAATGCTTTTGCTAATGCCCGTAATTCCTATAAAATTAGAGAATTTGAGTTAACTGATGAGAGAATGGAGTTCTATCGTGGAATAATTAATTATATCGAAGATAGAAGAGTTGATAACATAGTCTTTAGAAACTCACCTGGTTATAAGGGTTACTATCACAGTTTATATGAAAAGTATTTCAATGGAAAAAAAGTTGCCAACGGTCTTAATTCCCAAATGTATCGTGAGCTAGACTTAGATTCTTATATGTTTAGGATTATTAATTTCACTAATGAGGCTACTAATTTTTCAGCTCTACCGAGACTTGCTGACATTTACAGACTCATAGATATGAAAAACATCTCAAGATTAAAGTCTACTGATGATGCCATTGAGTTGGCAAAATCTGTTTGTGAAATTATTTTCGGTGTAATGAGTCAAGTTACAAATAATGGTGATGGTAGTCAAAGTAATAATGAAAACACCGAGAATGGGGAAAATAACGACTCTGAGGGTAATGCTGATGGTAACGATAGTTCTGATGGAACTGAAGTAGATACTGGTGATGCCCAAATGAATCCTGAAGGTGGTCAACCCACCAATTCCAACGGTAAAGAGTTATCACCGAGACAACAAAAACAAATCGAAAGAATGTTTGATAATCAGAAGCAATTTCTTGATGGGAAGACTAAAAAGTCTACTTTGACCAAAAAAGACTCAGATATTGTCAATGCCCTATCAAATTCAAACACTGAGTTGGTTGAGGTCGGCGATGGTAGAATTGGTAAAGTGGGAACTGTTGTGATTCCTTCCCTAACCAAAGAGCTAATCGAGAGTGGAGCCTTTCCATTTTTTCGTTCTCTTGATGACCATTACTATGATGGTAGATATAGTTGGAGTGGTGGTGTTCAAATGGTCGATGCCATTAATGAAGGTTTCAGACTCGGTGCGATTTTAGGTAGAAAGTTAAAGGTTCGTGGTGAGGAAAAGGATTTGATTTTCACCAGACAAAACACAGGTAAAATTAACAAGAGATTAGTCTCTGAGTTAGGTTTTGGAAATGAAAATGTTTTTTCACAGATTCAGAAAGAAAGATATAACAAAGCTAACTTACACTTATCGATTGATGGTAGTGGTTCTATGAGTGGTGGTAAGTTTGAAAAAGCCATTAAGTCTGCTGTTGCGATGGCAAAAGCTGCCGACATGGCTGGTAATATTCATGTCACTGTTGATGTTAGATGGACTAACAAAGAGAAGCCCATTGTCGTGATTGTTTATAATTCTAAGAAGGATAAGTTGACCAAAATCAAGACTCTTTGGAAGGCCCTTCAACCTGGCGGAGTTACACCTGAGTCGTTATGTTATGAAGCTATTATGAAGAAGTGGTTACAAGGTTCTAATGGTGACGATAACTACTTTATTAATTACTCCGACGGTGCTCCTTGGTTTTCTACTGGTAGTAGATGGAATGAACATCGTGTTTATTATGCCGGTGATAGAGCTATCGACCACACTAGAAGAATGGTAAAAATGATGAAGAATAATGGAATCAAAATCATGAGTTACTTTATCTCTGAGGGTTATAGAAGTGAGAGTGACGAAAATACTTTCAAGAGAATGTATGGTAAGGATGCTAGTTTTATCGATGTTACTAACATGATGAATGTTGCCAAGACAATGAACTCCAAGTTTCTATCCAAATGATAAAAGTTGCTCAGTGGCTGGTTAAAAAACTTTGGTTTTCTGATCAGCCAACATGTATTTGCGGTTGGAGTATGAAACCAATTGAAAAAGGACACGTTATGAATTATACCTGGCATTGTATTACCCAAAAGTGTAATTGGGAGGCGTTCGAGGATGATATGGGTAGATTACATTGGTGGACTAAATGAGAGATTTGAGGAAAAATTTTTCGTGTCTTGTATATATAGAGTTAAATATATTTATTAATAAGGAGTTTTAATGAATCTATATGAATTAATTGATAATCTCATTGCTCTTACTTGCGAGGAGATGCCCGAGGAAGCAAAGAAATCCTTGGATGATGCGATTTCT